TCGGCCACGAGTTCCACCACAACGCGGGCGAGGCGAAGATGCGCCAAACCATCATCGGCCTGATGAACCGGGGATAAGCAGCCATGGCCGAAGCCGCATGGTCGACGTTCTACCCGGACGTGCTGATCCACGTTCCGGGATGCCCGCTGCCACTTGTCGACCACCATCTTCGAGCGGCGACCATTGACCTGTGCCAGCGTTCGAAGCGCCTGAAATTCGACATGCCGGCATTCGATACCGAGGCCGACGTGCCGACCTATGCGCTTTCTCCCGGCGCCAACATGGAGACGGTGGGAATCCTCGATGCTGCGATTGACGGCAAGCTGATCGACCCGGCGACCAGGGCCGAACTTGTTGTCGGCGACGACTGGTCCACGGAGACGGGGCAGCCGACCAAGTACCTGATGGATGGCGACGACGAGACCGTAAGGCTCTGGAAGATTCCGGATGGCGTGTATTCGGTCACGCTGACGCTGGCGATCAAGCCGGGCGAAGCGGCTACCGGTGTCGAGCAGTGGTTTGCCGATCGCTACCGGCGAACAATCGCCCGGGGCGCGCTGGCTGAACTGCTGGCCATACCAAAACAGGCGTGGACCGATATACCAATGGCGGCTATTCGCCTTGAGCAGTTCGAGGCTGGCGTCCGGTCTGCTGAAGCTCAGGGTATCAAGGATGGCACTTCGGCGCCCCTGCGCACGACTCGATACGGGATGGCCTGACCATGGGCTTCGTTCTCTCTTCCGCCATCACGATCGCCCGCGGGATCCTCAACGACACCGAGGAAACCTACCGCTATTCAACGGACGACCTGCTTCAATACGGCAACGGCGCCCTGCGCGCCCTGCCCAACATCAAACCGGAATGGCTCCATACCCGCGCGGATCTGACGTGCGCGGCCGGCGCCAAGCAGGCACTGTCGTTCGATGATGCTCACGCCCTGGTGCGGGTGATCGGGATCAAGAACGGCGCGGCGCTGACGCCATTCGACCGCGCGGCATTGGATGCTTTCATGCCTGGATGGATGGTGGCGACCGCGGCCACGGCGCAACAATGGGCGCCTGGCGACGATCCGGTGAGTTTCTACGTCTATCCGCCTTCGGCCGGTGGCCAGGTGCTCGAAACCCTGTATGTCAAGGTTCCCGGACCCTTCACCATCGACGAGGATACCGGCCTGCCGGACACCATCAAGGAGGCTGTTGCCGACTACATGGTGGGCATGGCCGAGGCGCGCGACGACGAGCATGTGCTTTCAGCGCGGTCGACGCAGTTCATCAATCAGTTCGCCGCCCGCCTGGGTGGTGGCGCCAAGGGGTAAGCAATGTCCTACATCGCGCTCAATGCTTCATCCAAGCTCACCGGAGTTGTCGGGGTAGGCGTAACCACGGTACCGGTGACGGCCGGAACCGGATCGCAGTTTGCCGTGGGGTCGAACCATAGCTATGTGACCTTCCAGAATGCAGCCGGAACCAAGGAAACTTGCAAGATCACAGGTCAGTCCGGCGACAACTTGACCGTGGTTCGCACCAAGTCCGTGTCATGGGCGATTGGCGATGTGATCGAGTGCCGGCCCTGCGCAGAGGCAATGGCCGACTATGCCGTAGCGGCTCAGATTTCCGGATCCACGGCTACCGCCATTGCGGACGCGGATGAGGTTGGATTTATCGATGTCTCGGCGTCAAGTATTCTGGCAAAGATCACTTGGGCGAATATCAAAGCCGCACTCAACGCCCTATATCTCTCACTCTCTGGCGGTACGCTGACCGGCGGCCTGATCTTCAAGGCGGGTCTGAACAACATCGCAAGCGCCGCCACGGTCAACCTATCAACGCTCGGAGCGAACACGGCGCACATCACCGGAAGTACGAACATCAGCGCGTTTACGATGGCAAGCGGGCAGGTGATTGATCTGGTGTTTGACGTGTCGGTGCAGCTAGCGCATCACGCAACGAATAACAACCTACCGGGCGGCCTTAGCATTACCACGTTACCGGGCGACAGGGCGACATATTGGTACGACGGAACCACGGTTCGCTGCATGAACTACGTCAGGGTGAGCGGGAACCCGATATATGGGTCTTTGACACCGCCGCAGATCACGGCAGACCAGAACGACTACACGCCGACGAATGGGTACTACGCATCGGTACTCCGCTTGTGGAGCGATGCGGCACGGAACATCACCGGCTTTGGCTTGTGGAACGATTGGGGGCGCACTGTATTTGTCCACAACGCAGGCGCGTACAACCTCACGTTCAAGGACGAGTCGGCCTCATCCACAGCATCAAATCGGTTCGCACTCACTGGCGACCTAGTTCTGCCGCCTGATGGGGTGGCGCTGTTCCAATACGACCCCGGTTCTACCCGCTGGCGGTTGGCTGGTGGGCAACCCGTTCCTACCCACAAGAGTTCGGCAAAAGCGTGGATCAACTGGAACGGAACCGGCACTCCGGCTGTGCGCGCCAGCTACAACATGGACCCGACGACGCCCATCACCGACAACGGGACGGGCGACTACACACTCAATCTAGGCACGGACATGGCCTCGGCCAATTACTGCGTGGCGCTCGGGCACGGCTCGCAGAATGGCAGCGCGTCCCTTTACACGCTGGGCGTTTCGGATGGGGAGGTCGCCACTCACATGCTGGCTGGATCGCTCAGGGTGAGGGCCTACCAGGCGGCGACCTTGACCGACTTCAATTGGCTTAACGCGGTGTTTTATGGAGATCAGGCATGAGTACCGTAGCGATCTACCAACGTCCAGATGGTGGGCTTTCTTTGATGCCGCTGGCGCGGGATCGCGCCGAGGAAGAAACTGAGGGCGATTTCCTTGACGCGGCCTTTCGGCGCGTTGAAGCCGTATTCCCTGGCGGCAGTCGTCTTGGATTGCATCCAGTAGAGGTAATTGATGCGGCCTATGCCACAGACGGCGACTTCCGCGATGCGTGGCGGTGGAATGCCGGCGCGCTGGAGGTCGATCTGGATGCGGCCAGGGCGGTACAGGCCGAGCGCCTTCGCGTGGCGCGGGAGCCGCTGCTGAAAGACCTGGACGTAGCCTACATGCGGGCCCTTGAACAAGGCAAAGACACGACCATCGTCGTTGCCGAAAAGCAGCGACTCCGCGACCTGCCTGCGCTCGCCATGGCGGCTGGTTCGGTTGCAGCACTTCGCCTGGTCACGGCATGAAAGTCCTGCAATTCCCTGGCGCCGCCACCACAAACCCGAAGCGTGAATCCTTCGGGGTCACGCTCGCCCTGCGCGGCGGGGATGTGTGCCATCCGGTAGGCGAGGGGGATTGGTTCAAGCCTCCGTATTTCTCCCATGCGTGGCGCTTCTGGTGTCCGATCCCGATCCTGCCGTGGGTGTCGTGGAACCTGTTTGGATGGCGCGGATACATTGGCGCGAAAGCCTTTGGTGCCGATGCTGCCGAATACGTCAATTGGATGCCGGCCTGGGATGTATATGCCGGCTCTCAGGCAATTCATTTTTCGGCGCGGTTCAACATTTCGGACTGATCCATGGGAGCGATCCGTATCACCCAATTCGGCGGAATCGTTCCGCGCACGTCCGAGCGGCTGATTCCCGACAATGCCGCGCAGATCGCCATCAACTGCCGCCTGTCGTCGGGCGAGCTTGAGCCCTTCAACACTGGCGCGAAGGTCTATTCCAGTTCCAAGACGGGCCCGCTCCTGGCGATTCACCGGATCGAGGACGGTGCCGCGTATGGCTGGCTGGCCTGGGCCTATGACGTGGATGTGGTCAAGACGACCATGTACGGTACCGGTCGGTGGGCTTTTACCGGAGACGGCGAGCCGCGTATTACCACGGTTACTGATGCGATCTCAGGGGCCGGCGACGACTACCCGCATACGGCCTACACCCTCGGCACACCCAAGCCGATCACGGCGCCTACGGTCAATACATCGGGTGGCGCCAGCGCGACGCTTGTTGATCGGTACTATGGCTACACCTTCTATGCCTCATGGGGGTCCGGAGACAACCTGGTAGAGCTGGAGGGCGCGGTATCCCCGCTCTCGACCATGAAGAACGGCAAGATCGATGCGACATGGCAGATCACCGGCATGGATGCGTCGCCGCCAAGCAGCGGGACCGTGACAGGGGTGTATGCCGCGTCGGAAACCGAGTTTACGGATACGGCTGATACCTTCCTGCGCGCAGGCGAACAGGTGGTGATTGCAGGTGTCACGCTCACGGTAGCATCGATCACCAGCACCAAGAAATTCAAGGTGGCCGGCGACTACCATACCGCGACTACATGGGCGCGCAAGGCGGCCTTTCCTGGCACCTTCTACAAACGCCTGTACCGAACGACCGGAACGACCGGCCAATGGCAACTTGTGGCCGACCAGCAGGACGGCGGCGCAGCCTGGGCGAGTGCTACCGCCTACAACGATACCTTGACGGATGGGCAGATCCCAGGCGACGAGTTGATTTCATCCACATGGGACATGCCGCCTGTCGGCCTTACCGGCTTGTTCTCCCTGCCTTCGGGGTCTATGGGCGGGTGGGTAGGAAACCGGCTTCACTTGAGCGAGCCCGACCAGCCGCACGCCTGGCCGCCCGAATACCAGATGCAGGCCGATTACCCGATTGTAGGCGCCGAGTGCTTCGGTTCGGGTGTTGTCTTGGCGACGACTTCCTGGCCCTACATCGTCCAGGGTGTTGATCCAGGTCAAATGTCCGGCCAAAGTTGGAAGGAGTCGCTACCCTGCGTGTCGAAGCGGTCGGTTGTGAGCTTGGGCGATACGGTCGTCTATGCCTCGCAATCCAACATGATCGGCGTGAGTTCGGGCGGCGCATCAACCTGGGCAATTCCGTACTTCACGGAACGGGAATTCAAGACGCTGAACCCCGAGACGATGGTTTCCGCCATGGTCGAGCGCCGGCTGTATGTCATGTATGAGATCGACGGGACGCACCGCGTCCTGATCTTCAACCTGAACGGCGACGACCAATACCTGACCGAAGCGCACTTCGACGCGATAGAGATCCATGGCGACATGACCAATGGGCACCTGTACTACGCCTATGGGCAGGACATTTATGAATTCGATCCGGTCGATGGGTACTCGCTCACCCAGGATTGGCAATCGAAGGAGATCACGCTTCCGGCGCCGCAGAACCTTGGGGCCGCGAAAATCGTGTTCGTGCAGGCGATCGATCCCGCACAGGCGGCGGCCGTTGCTGCCGAGATCGCCGCGGTCGAGGCGGCCAATGCGGCGCTGATCGCAGCCGGCGATGTGCATGGCGCGTGGAACGCGGCCGCCTACGACACGATTGCTTTCAACGGCTCCGACATCGAGATTCCTCCCGATGAGCCACCGGCAAACACGGTCAACTTCCAGCTTTACGCGGGTGGGGAACTGAAAGCCTCGCGCACCGTGTCCGATGAAAAGATTTTCCGCCTGCCGTCCGGCTACAAGAAGGATACGGTATCGGTGCGGGTGCAGAGCCAGTGCAAGATCAAATCGATCGAGCTTGGACAAACCCCTGAGTCTCTGAGGCAGGCATGAGCACC